AAGCAAAAAGAAGAGTTTGTTAACAATACTAAAGAATATTTTTCTAAGGATTTCAAAGGTTTTGAGTTTAACTTAGGAGAAAGAACATTTAATTATAACGTTAACAATACTGAAGATTTGGTAAATAAGCAATCTGAATTACAAGCCGTAGTTAAGAAGTTCTTAAATGAAGACGGAAATATTGAAGATTTAAAAGGCTACCATAAAGCTTTATATGCTGCTCAAAATGCTGATACAATAGCTAAGCATTTTTATGAACAAGGTAAAGCCGATGGAATTAAAAATATAGTTAATAAGTCTAAAAATATAGATGCAGCTTCGCGTCCACAAAACAATGAAGCTATTTATATTAATGGATTAAGAGTTAAGGCAGTTAACGGTGTTGACAGTTCTAAGTTGAAAATACAAAAAAAGAAAAAATAAAAACTAAAAACTAATAAAAATGAGTTTATCTGGAGGGGCTTTTCCAGCCTCAATAATTCCTTCTCAGAATAGAATGGCATTAAGCACTAACTTTTTAGAGTTTAATACTGGAACTGGCAAGGATTTTGCACAACAATATCTACCTGAGCTTTATGAAGCTGAAGTAGAAAGATACGGAAACAGGACTTTGTCTGGTTTCTTGAGAATGGTAGGAGCTGAAATGCCTATGACGTCTGATCAAGTTATTTGGTCTGAACAAAATAGATTACACATTTCTTACAAAGGTCTTGCTCAAGCTATTACTGAGACAGGTGCTAATACTGGTGTATTTCAAGTTACTCCAAGTCTTGCTGCTCCTAATACCGCTACTAGTATAGCTGTTAGAAAAGGACAAACAGTTCTTTTATCTGATCAAGCTACAGGTTTAATAACATCTAAAGTACACGTTACTGAGGTTTTTGATGCTGCTCAAGGTGGTGGAAACGCAGTTAAGAATGGTGAAAATGATGCCTTAAGCTTTACATGTTCACCATACGGATCTAATGATTTACCAGCTGCTTTATTAGCAGGTACTGGCGTTAACATGTTTGTATATGGTTCTGAATTTAAAAAAGGTACTAGTGGAATGAACGGTTCTATTGAGCCATCTTTTACTCAGTACTCTAACAGACCTGTAATTATCAAAGATAAGTATGAAATCAACGGTTCTGATACTGCTCAAATTGGTTGGGTTGAAGTTGCAACTGAAGATGGTACATCTGGATACTTATGGTATTTAAAAGCTGAATCTGAAACTAGATTAAGATTTGAAGATTATCTTGAAATGATGATGGTTGAAGGTGAAGATGCTAAAACAGCTGCTGGTGCTGCTACTACTTTAAGTGGTCAAGGTTTAGAAGGTACTGAAGGTATGTTTGCTGCTATCGAAGAAAGAGGTAATATTTATTCTGGATTTGCTGGTGCTGCTGCTCCTGGAGCTGGTGCATTAGGAGATTTCGATGAAATCCTTAAAAACTTAGTGGAGCTGGTGCATTAGGAGATTTCGATGAAATCCTTAAAAACTTAGATAAGCAAGGTGCTATTGAAGAAAACATGTTGTTCTTATCAAGATCTACTGCTCTTGATTTTGATGATATGATTGCTGCTATGGCAGGTGGAGGTTACGCTTCTACTGCTTCTGCTTCTTACGGTCTTTTTGACAACGAAGCTGAAATGGCATTAAACTTTGGTTTCTCTGGTTTCAGAAGAGGTTCTTATGACTTCTACAAAACTGATTGGAAATATCTAAATGATGCTTCTACTAGAGGATTAGACAAAGCAATTGATGGTGTTTTAGTTCCTGCTGGAACTTCAACAGT